CATACGCAGAAAATGATACTATTGAGTATGAAGCAGATTCAATTTTAGATTTTAGTGAAGGAAATCCTTTTGGAACTCCGTGATCATAAATATCTAATATATAAGAATAATTAATTCTCTTCAAAATGTTTGAATATTTTTATCACGAAATACTAAGAAAGACTGTAGTATCCTTTGGTACTCTTTTTAACAATATTTCAATAAAGCACAAAAATAACTCCGGAGATACAGTAAGTGAACTAAAAGTTCCTCTTGCATACGGACCTACACAGAAATTTTTAGCAAGACTGGAACAGTCTCCCGATTTGAATAAACCCGTTCAAATGACTCTTCCAAGGATGTCATTTGAATTTATTGGATTAAATTATGATCCGCAAAGAAAAGTAACTTCAACTCAAACATTCATATCATCTTCTTCATCAAATAAAAGTCAAGAAAAAAAGGCTTATATGCCAGTTCCATATAATATGGAATTTGAATTAAGCATAATGACTAAGTTAAATGATGATATGCTGCAAATTATTGAACAAATACTTCCTTATTTTCAACCTTCGTACAATTTATCCGTAAATTTGGTTGAAGAAATTGGAGAAAAGCGTGATATTCCTATTGTATTGGGAAGTATTACAATGAATGATGATTACGAGGGCGATTTTACAACTAGAAGAGCATTAATATACACATTAAGATTTACTGCAAAAATATATCTATTTGGCCCTGTTTCTTCTGCATCTCAAGATATCATCAAAAAAGTTTCTATTGGTTATATATCAGCATCTTCATCTGGAGTGGATGCAAAATCTGGAGGAAGAGATCTTCAATACTCTGTAGAACCTACTGCAACTAAAAATTATACTGGAATAAGTATAACTACATTATCTTCCGATGTAGAAAAAACCGATTCATATATAACCGTTGAAGATGCTTCGTCAATTTTACCAAATACATATATTACAATTGATGAAGAAACGATATACATAAAATCGAAGACGGATAATAAATTATCCGTAACAAGAGGTTCGAATGGAACTGTGGTATCTTCACATGTTTCTGGTTCTTCAGTTCTTGGAATAACAGAACAGGATAACAATATAATAGAAGTTGGTGATGATTTTGGATTTAGTGGCGAGTTTTCATGAGAATGACTAAAAAATATAAAAAACTAAATGAAGAGTTTAATGTTTCAGACGAAGTAATAAAACCAGAAATAGTTGCGCACGAAACAAATTCTGAAATTGAAATTAAAGATCAAACATCACCTGCAATGAAAGATATTGAAAAAGATTATGAATACACAAGAGGAAATTTATATTCATTAATAGAAAAAGGTCAAGAGGCCATTAATGGAATCTTAGAACTTGCGCAAGAAAGTGAAATGCCAAGAGCATATGAAGTTGCAGGTCAACTTATAAAAAATGTTGCCGATGCAACAGACAAATTAATGGATTTGCAAAAGAAATTGAAAGAAGTAGAAGAAGGAAAGACTCCAAAGGGTCCGACAAATGTTACAAATGCACTATTTGTTGGTTCAACAGCAGAATTAGCAAAACTTCTAAAAAAGCAGTCTAATGAAGAAAACGTTTAGACAGTTTAGAGAAGAGTGGAGTAATAAATATAAAAAGAATATTGATTGCTCAAATCCAAAAGGTTTTTCTCAACGTGCTCATTGTGCAGCGAGAAGAAAAAGGGCAAAAGGCGAAGAAACTAAATCAAAATCAGTTGAATGAAAAACCAAAAATTCTCACACAAAACACCACACCTAAAAGGTAAACAGCATCAGTTAGATCCAAACTTGGATTTAAAACAGTCTGTTTATCATGCAACTACTCAGTATGTTGATTGGGATAATGATGGTGATGTTGATGAATATGATAAGAAACCTAAATTAGTTCCAGATGAAAATCCAAATGCAAATTTTGCGACTACATCCAAAAAATTAATCGCAAAACAAAAGGGAGAATTGAAGCATACTAAGAGAGGTATTGCTTACGAAGAAAAGATTGTTTCTAATATAATTGATGAACAATCTGATGAGAAAAGATACTGCCCAATGTGCAAAAAAAGCGAGAGAAGAATGGAATGTTCTTATGGACCTTCTATGTGGGATGCAGTAACTATTGGTGGAGTTTCAGAAGCAAAAAAAGGTCCCTGCTGGACTGGTTATAAGCAAATTGGAATGAAAAAGAAAAATGGTAAAAAAGTTCCAAATTGTGTTCCTGAAGAAGTAAATCTACTAGTTTCCGAAGAAAGTGATAAAGTTTGTGAAGTGTGTGGAAAGTCTCCTTGTGAATGTTCCCCAAAGAGACCAATGGGAGGAAATTCTGCAAAACTAGGATCTGATAAAAATTATGTAAAACCAATGTCAGAATCAGTAAGAATTCCAGCAAAAACTGGAAATATTATTCTGGTCACTCTGACTTGGAGAGGAAAATATTTTGCTATGAAAATGTTCTTTCCACAAACTACCAAACCAAGTAGAATGGAAGTTCAGGATCAAATTGATAAGGTTTATCCAGGTTCTAGAGTTCAGTCATATTATGTTTCCGATATCAAACCCGGAGAGCAGTTTCTTCAAATCGAAGGTGCGGCATGGACTAAAAAAGAAGGACAGAACCAAGAAGGTGGTCTAAACGAAAAAGGTCGCAAATCATATGAAGAAGAAAATCCAGGTTCAGATTTAAAAGCACCTTCTAAGAAAGTCGGCAATCCTCGTCGCGCTTCATTCTGCGCAAGAATGAAAGGTATGAAGAAAAAACTAACTTCTACCAAAACTGCTAACGATCCTGATAGCAGAATCAATAAGTCACTCAGAGCTTGGAACTGCTAATGAAAAGTTTTAAACAATTTCTATCAGAGTCAGTAAATATCTCCGGAGATTTCAACGGAAATCTTTACATTAATAGTTCAGAACCAGAAGTAACTAAAGAATCTTTTGTTGCTGATGTGGTTTGGGAAGGAAAAATATACAGAATGGAAATAGAAGGTGCAATGATGAATAAAAATGAACTTGCAGAGCATCTTCAAGGAGAATATCCTGGAGCGATTGTCCATAACATCTATCCAGCATCTCAACAATCATCAAGAATTAAAAACGTACAAAGATATCAACCAGAAAGATTAACTTGGGGTGAATGATTAATGGCTCAGTGGAATATACAAACTCAAGATTATCTTAATCAAGAGAGAAGTCTTTTTGAGATTTTTGGCGCTGCAACAAGAGATGGAAAAATTGTTGACAATATCAATAGATTTCCCGTAAGTGTAAATCCAGATGCTTTTGGAAGAACGAGAGTATCAAATCCACTTACTCTATTTGATAGTTCTCACAGATATAGAGATAATAATCTTTGGGAGAGTTTAATTGTAGGAACTGGTTCTACAGTTGGATTTGTAACCACTCAAGGATTAGTCAATATTGGAATTGGAACTACTGCTGGTTGTTCTGTAATTAGAGAAACTACAAAGACATTTTCATACCAACCAGGAAAATCTTTGCTTGTGTTGAATACTTTTGTTCCTGCCACACCAAAAACAAATCTGACACAAAGAGTTGGATATTTTGGTGCCGATAATGGAATGTATTTTGAGATTAATGATACAACACCTTATTTTGTAGAGAGAAGTTTATCCACTGGAACTCAAACTGCGGTAGCACAGGATGACTGGAACATTGATAAATTAGATGGTACTGGAGTTTCTGGTATTACATTAGATATTACCAAAGCACAAATTCTTTGGATGGATATTGAGTGGTTGGGTCTTGGAACAGTCAGAATGGGATTTGTGATTGATGGGAAATTTATTCACGCACACTCATTCCACCATTCAAACTTAATTCAATCAACCTATATTACAACAGCATCACTTCCTTTAAGATATGAAATTTTTAATAGTGGAATTACTACAAGCAGCAGCACTATGAAACAAGTCTGCTCTTCCGTAATTTCTGAAGGTGGTTATGAACTTCGTGGGTTGCAACAGGCAGTACATACTCCAATCACAGCACCAGTAGATTTGCCAACTCCTGCTGGAACTTATTATCCAGTTCTTTCTATTCGTCTCAAATCTTCTCCAAATAGATTAGATGCGATTGTAATTTTGACCGCACTATCACTGATGGGAACTGGAAATGGTCCTTATTATAATTGGCAAGTGAGAGCATCAGCAACTACTAGTGGAGGAACTTGGGTCAGTGCTGGTCCTGACAGTGCCGTAGAATATAAAATTGATGGAGGAACTGTGAGTGGTGGAAGAGTTCTAGCATCTGGTTTCTTCTCATCAAATAACCAATCTTCGGCATCAGTCGATATTCTGAAAGAAGCATTATTTAAGTTTCAGTTAGAAAGAAATGGATTGACTGGAACTCCTTATGAACTAGCACTAGTATGTGCATCTGATACTGCTGGTGCCGATGTTTATGCTTCTCTGGACTGGGAAGAGATTAGTAGGTAATTCTTATGAGTGATGTATATCTTGGTAATCCTCTCCTGAAGAAGGCTAATACTCCAATTGAGTTCACACAAGAACAGATTGAGGAGTTTATTAAATGTAAGGATGATCCTGTTTATTTTGCAAAGAACTATGTAAAGATTGTAACTCTTGATCATGGATTGCAGAATTTTGAGATGTATCCATTTCAAGAGAAACTTGTCAATCGTTTTCATGAGCACAGATTTAATATCTGTAAGATGCCTCGTCAGACAGGAAAATCAACAACTGTAGTTTCTTTTCTATTACACTTTGCAGTATTCAATGACAATGTAAATATAGGTATTCTTGCAAACAAAGCAGCAACTGCTAGAGAACTATTAGACAGATTGCAGACAGCATATGAAAATCTACCAAAGTGGATGCAACAAGGTATCATCTCTTGGAACAAAGGTTCTCTTGAACTTGAGAATGGAAGTAAGATCTTGGCTGCTTCTACTTCTGCTTCTGCGGTTCGTGGTATGTCATTCAATATCTTATTTTTGGACGAATTTGCGTTCGTTCCAAATCACATTGCAGATTCATTCTTTGCATCTGTTTATCCTACAATTACTTCAGGTAAAAACACAAAAGTAATTATAGTATCAACACCACATGGTATGAATCATTTCTACCGCATGTGGCACGATGCGGAGAAAGGAAAAAACGAATATATCTACACGGATGTTCACTGGAGTGAAGTTCCGGGAAGAGATGAGGAGTGGAAAAAGCAAACAATTGCAAACACTTCAGATCAGCAATTCAAAGTTGAGTTTGAATGCGAATTCTTAGGATCTGTCGATACTCTTATTGCACCATCTAAACTCAGAAACCTCGTCTACGACCACCCTAAGACACGTAGCGCAGGTTTAGATGTCTATGAGGACCCTATAGAGTCTCACGACTATTTGATTACTGTAGACGTTGCTAGAGGAGTTGGTAATGATTACTCAGCATTCACTGTTGTTGATATTACTCAGTTTCCGCATAAGGTAGTTGCAAAGTATAGAAATAATGAAATTAAACCAATGCTTTTTCCAAGTATTATTGATGAACTTGGTAGAAGTTATAATGATGCATATATCTTGTGTGAAGTTAATGATGTTGGAGATCAAGTAGCAAGTATTCTTCAATATGATTTGGAATATAAAAATCTTCTTATGTGCTCAATGAGAGGCCGTGCTGGTCAAATTGTTGGTCAAGGTTTTTCTGGAAAGAAAACTCAGTTGGGCGTCAAGATGTCCAAAACTGTTAAAAAAATAGGTTGTCTTAACCTCAAAACAATGATTGAGGAAGATAAACTTTATCTCAATGACTATGAAATTATTTCAGAATTAACAACATTTATCCAAAAGCATAATTCATTTGAAGCAGAGGAAGGATGTAATGATGACTTGGCAATGTGTCTCGTGATTTATGCTTGGTTAGTTGCACAAGATTATTTTAGAGAACTTACGGATCAGGATGTTAGAAAAAGATTATATGAAGAGCAAAAAAATCAAATAGAACAAGATATGGCACCTTTTGGATTTATATCAGATGGTTTCGATTCAAATACCTTTGTAGATTCCAGCGGAGATCGTTGGTTTACTGATGAATATGGAGATAGATCTTATATGTGGGAGTATATGTAATGGATCTGGATGGGCAGATAAGATTAGGTCATTTACTTTTAAATGATAGGAAATGCACATCTTGTGGAGAAATAAAGAATTTAATAGATGGATTTTATAGAACAAGAAAAAATAGAGGACCAGTACCATCTTCATATGCATATGAGTGTAAAGAATGCACTATAAAGAGAGTAACTGCAAATAGAAGAGTATCCAAAGTCTCTGATAAGTGGGAATATCCTGATTGGTAGATGTTCATGCACCGTTTCACCGTCTGAAAAGTATTTTTTAATAAATATTTTTTAGATAAACTGAGATTTAACGGAGAAAAACATGGCGACTCCTCAATTATCTCCAGGCGTACTCGTCAGAGAGGTTGATTTAACGGTAGGAAGAG